GTAGTGGATCACATAATCCCACTTCGCTCAGAGTTTGTATGCGGGCTGCATGTACCTTGGAACCTTCGTGTAATCCCTCGCCAAGAAAACTTATTGAAATCAAACAAGCTTGTTGACACCCCCCCAATAACCTGATATAAAAAGCCATCTGGGAAACCAGCTTGCTAAACTGTCCCAGCAGACGATGCACCGATTAGCAAGCGACTTGTGCATAAGGAATTATCATGGGAATTAGTACATTTGACGGCCCAGTAAGATCGCTGGGCGGTATTTATCAGCAAGGTCCGTCTACTATCGTAGAAATTACAGCCGATACCACACTCAACCCCGTATCGCACGGCGGCAGAATTATCTCTGTGGGTGGTACGCTTGCATCTAATTTAACCCTCACGCTTGCCACAATCAACACCTCGGCTAACGCTGCGTCTTCTGGCCCCGGTAATGACCCCAATACCTCCAATAACGAGGGTGTGGTTTACACCATTTGGGTGCCAACGACGATTGCAACTTCGTCGCTCAAGATTGCTACAGACGGTACTGATAAGTATGTTGGTACTATTTTGTCTGTAGATACTGACTCTTCGGGCGCAATGGCTGGGTTTACTGCTGGCGCAACTAACGACTTTATCAACCTCAACGGTGGCACAACTGGCGGTGTAGCTGGTTCGTGGATTCAGATCGTTGCAGTTGCGGCACTGAAGTACATGGTGACCGGCGTTATTAATTGCACAGGCTCCCCCGCAACACCCTTCGCTGATTCCTGATAGGAGTGCATCATGGGGATGCAAACCGATGTAAAGCAGGCCCATCTAAACGGAAGCGGTTTTTTTGTTGTAGGCCGCAACCGTGTAAAAGGCATTTCTATGGTTGGCTCTGGTTCGGCAGATGGCGTATTAGTTTTATTTGATGCTGCTGCCGCACCTGTCACTGCAAGTGTTACTTATGGCCGGTCAGGCACAACCGTGACGGTATCAAAAACGGCGCATGGACTTATAAGCGGTAATGTCATAGGCATTCACTTTGCAAATGGAACAGGTGGCACTGCGACGGATGGTACATATACCGTGACGCGAATTGACGCTGACAGTTTTTCTATCACAGACATCAATAGCGGAACCATCACAGGAACGCCTGCTGCTGTTTATGCAGTAGGCCGATGGCTGTTGACATACGAGATTGACTCAACCGATACGTTCCAAAATGCACCATTTATCCCCGGTGAAGGCGTATTAGCTGACACAGCGGTGTATGGGTATATGAGCAACATCCAAGCGGCGCAGATCTACTATGGCTAAGTCTCCGGCGTGGCAACGCAAGGAAGGCAAGAACCCAAAAGGTGGTTTGAATGCCAAAGGTAGAGCTTCGTATAACGCAGCTAATCCGGGGAAACCCGGACTCAAACCCCCACAGCCGGAAGGTGGCTCAAGGAAAAAATCTTTCTGTGCGCGTATGGAAGGGATGAAGAAGAAGCTGACAAGCGCAAAGACTGCCAACGACCCCAACAGCCGCATAAATAAGTCACTGAGAGCATGGAAGTGCTAAATGGACCCGATTATCCTTTGGAATCTAATCACTTCAATTTTAGTAGGGCTGGTGATGTTTATGCTAAAAAACTCACATGAGGAACAGCAGCGCATTCAGATCCTACTAAACAAAACGAGGGAGGAAATCGCTCGTGATCACATTACTCGTGCAGAAGTTAGGCAAGACCTTGAAAAGATTATGGAACGATTTGATACGGGCTTTGAAAGGCTTGAAGCAAAAATTGATGCCCTCGCCAAAAAAGGATGATGAAAATGAAAAAGCCAGTTAAGTTTGGTGGTCGTAGGCGGTATAACGGCGAAGACGAGAGTTTAGTTGCAGCTTCTAAAGCTGAAGGTGAGCGTAGTTCTGATGAACCTCTTGAGCAAGTTTCTAAGATGGCTCAGAAAAAGAAATCTGTAGTCACTAAAGAAGAAATGCAAAAAGCTGGGTTTGATAATCTTCGTGATTACCTTAATGCACAACGTGGTTTAACTCGGCGTGGAGAAAAATCAACTACATCTAAATCCGCTGAATCTGAACCTAAATCAGCAGCAAAAACCGAATCCGCTTCTATAGAAGTTAGAGCTTCTAGACCGCCTCGTAGTACCGATGATGATAGTTCAAGTGTTTTTGCTCCTCGTGCAAAAGAAGCAATTGCAAAAGCAAAAGAGAGACTTACCAGCGGGCGCGAATTTAGTAGTAAACCCGCAGAATCTAAAACTTCTAGATCTGAAGAAGATTCAAGCGTTCTTGCTCCTGGTGCACGAGAATTTATGGGGCGTTTAAAAAATAGACTTACCAGTGGGTACGAATTTGGCAAAAAACATGGCGGTAAGGTGCATAAATACGCCGCAGGTGGCAAAGTGGGTTCAGCCTCTAAACGTGCTGATGGTATCGCTAAAAAAGGTAAGACTCGTGGGATGATGCGGTAATGCCAGCAGTTAGCGCAAAGCAAGAGAAGTTCATGCAAGCAGTAGCAAACAATCCAAAGTTTGCAAAGAAAGTTGATGTCCCTCAATCCGTTGGAAAGGAATTTACGATGAAAAAGATGAATATGGGCGGCGTTGCCGCAAGCAAAATGGGTGCAGTGAAAACCGCAGCTCCTAGTCGTGATGGTGTTGCTACCAAGGGTAAAACCAAAGGTACGCAGATCAAGATGGCTAAAGGCGGTATGGCTAAGATGAAAATGAAGAAAATGGCTTACGGCGGTAAGGCGTGCTGAGATGATGGCATCTCGCGGTATGGGGGCAATATCCCCTTCTAAAATGCCTACTGCCAAGCGTAAAGCGAGGCGAGATAATACTGACTTTGATCAGTATGCTGAAGGTGGCAAAGTAAACGAAGCGGGTAATTACACCAAACCTGAACTTCGTAAACGCATTGTCGCCCAAGTTAAAGCCGCAGCCACTCATGGCACAGGTGCAGGGCAGTGGTCCGCGAGAAAAGCCCAGCTTGTAGCTAAGAAGTACAAAGCCGCTGGTGGAGGCTACCGAGATTGAAAGCACCACAGCAAAGTCTGAAGGCTTGGGGGGACCAGAAATGGCGGACAAAAAGTGGTAAACCGTCTAGCAAAACTGGCGAACGATACCTCCCGGAGGCGGCAATTAAGTCACTTTCACCTTCAGAATATGCTGCAACGACAAAGGCAAAACGAGCTGGGAAAAGCGCAGGAAAACAGTTTGTTAAGCAACCGGCAAAAATTGCCGCTAAGACTGCAAGGTTTAGATGAAAGACTATAAAGATTGGCAGGTGCAAAAAGAGATACTGAAGGAATACCTGCAAGTTATGGTTGCCCTTGAAGATTGGCATGGTGTAGCTGACGTAGCGATGGATCTAAGAGAATTGGAAGCAAGACATGACCACGAGCGGCTCAACCGACTTTAATCTTGAGTTCACCGACATAGCTGAAGAAGCTTTTGAGCGGGCTGGGCGCGAGATGCGTTCGGGTTATGACCTGCGTACTGCACGTCGTTCGATGAACCTACTAACAATTGAGTGGGCAAATCGTGGCATCAATATGTGGACAATTGAGCAGGGCACGGTTAACTTAGCTCAAGGCACTGCAACATACGACTTACCTAACGATACGATTGATTTGCTTGAACACGTTATAAGGACGGGTGCAGGTAATGCCTCAACGCAAGCTGACCTCACACTTACAAGGATTAGTGTCTCCACCTACGCCACAATCCCAAACAAACTGGCTCAAGGCAGACCGATACAGATTTACATCAGCCGCAACTCTGGGGCAACCTACCCAGCAACAAGCGCATACGAACCCGGACAAACCGCGTACCCCCAAATCACAGTTTGGCCTGTCCCTGACCAAGGGACGCTAGCTTCGCCGTATTACCAAGTGATTTATTGGCGTATGCGCCGCGTTCAGGATGCAGGTGATGGTATTCAGACCCCGGATATGCCGTTTAGGTTTCTTCCCTGTATCACAGCAGGATTGGCGTACTACATAGCTATGAAGATTCCAGAAGGTTTAGAACGCCTTCAAATGTTAAAAGCTTCGTATGAAGAGCAGTGGAACCTTGCTGCTGGTGAAGATCGTGAGAAGGCTGCTGTTCGTTTTGTACCCCGTAGGATGTATTTGGGTAATACTGGGAGCTTCTGATGCCTAATCAGTTTGCCTCTGGTAAATATGCAATTGCTCAGTGTGATAGGTGTAACTTTCGTTTTAAATTAAAGCAGCTTAAATCCCTTGTCATTAAGACTAAGAATGTGAATATTCTTGTCTGCCCTGAGTGCTGGGAACCAGATCAACCGCAATTGCAACTTGGTATGTATCCGGTGTATGACCCACAAGCTATACGTAACCCAAGAGTTGATTCTAATTCGTACCGTCAGGCTGGATTAAATGGTTTGCAGGTAGAACCCGTGAATGATGATACTAGCGTAGATGAGCTAGGTACGATTACAATGGGCAGTCGAATTATTCAATGGGGTTGGTATCCTGTTGGCGGTTCAAGATCGTTTGATGCTGCGCTAACTCCTAATGATTTAGTTGGTGTTGGTGCTGTTAATTCCGTAACTGTTTCTTAGGAGTACATGATGGATAAGAAAGACTTAGCGCAAGACAAAAAGATGATCGCTGGTGCAGTGCACAAGCATGAGAAAGCTAAGCACAAAGGCGCACCACTGACTAAACTTAAAAAGGGTGGTCCGACAGGTATGGATATGCGAAAAATGGGTCGAAATATGGCTCGTGCGCGTAATCAGGGGATGAAATAATGGCTAGCTACAGCATGAAAAAAGGCGGTAAGGAAGTTGGTCCTGCGTCAACTTACGCCGAGCCTCATACCATGAAGGGTAAAAAAATTAAGGCTGAAGAGAATCCCGGCTCTGGCCCTGACCACAGCAGTTCAAACACAGTGGCTATGAGTGTTGGTGCATATACTAACAAGCTTGAAAAGCCGATTAAGACTGACGGTATCAAGATGCGCGGTGCTGGGGCTGCTACTAAAGGCGTGATGTGCCGGGGGCCGATGGCGTGAATTACACGGAGTTAAAGAAGGCGATCAGGGGTTACGTCGAGAACGATTTCCCCACGATTAACTTCACGGATTCCAGCACGGTTTGGAGTTCGGACGACCAGCTTGCGACATTTGTTCAGCAAGCTGAGCAGCGTATTTATAACTCTATGCAGTTCCCTTCAATCCGTAAAAATATGACAGGTGTTACGGCAACAAATAATAGATACCTTGAATGCCCTCCTGATTTTTTATCGCCTTATAGTCTTGCTGTTATTGATGCGGATGGGCGTTACCATTACTTGTTAAATAAGGATGTGAATTTTATTCGTGAGGCTTATCCTGTGCCGACAGGTTCAGGTAATACAGGGCGCCCACGGCACTACGCTATTTTTGGCCCTACAGTAACGGGCGGCGTTATTAGTAATGAGTTGAGCTTTATTCTTGGCCCAACACCCGATGCAATTTATACCGTAGAGCTTCATTATTACTATTACCCAGAATCAATTGTAACTGCCGGGACGACGTGGCTTGGTGATAATTTTGATTCGGTGCTTTTGTATGGTGCACTGCGAGAAGGTTATGTCTTTATTAAAGCAGGGCCAGAGCAAATGGCAGGAATTGACGCTAAATATACTGAAGCCGTAGCCCTTGCAAAACGTCTGGCAGATGGTTTAGAGCGTCAGGATGCTTATCGTTCGGGGCAGTACAGGCAGGCGGTAACCTGATATGGCAATTTATCAAACGATGTGCACAAGTTTTAAGGCTGAAGTTGCCCAAGGACTGCACAATTTTACAAGGACAACGGGAAATGTATTTAAACTCGCCTTGTACGTCGCAACTGCCAATCTCGATGCAGATACCACCGTCTACACATCCACGGGTGAAGCCAGTGGAACCAATTATTCGGCTGGGGGGATTGCGCTCACAAACATCACGCCCCTTTCTTCAGGTACTACAGGATATTGGTCTTTTGACGACGCTACGTTTACCAACGTAACGCTTTCCTGTGCAGGGGCGTTGATTTACAATTCTACCAACGGTGATCGTGCGGTTTGTGTATTAAGTTTTGGCAGCACAATTAATAAAACTGCATCTAATCTTGTAATAACTTTCCCTCCAATGGGCGCAACTGATTCTGTTTTAAGGATTGCATGATGGAACTTAAAGCCAAAGCAACAGACACAATCGCTAGCGGTTTAATCACTAGCCCCGGATCGTCTGAGGGAGTAAAAGCCACAGGTCGGTTTGTGATTGAGTGTTATGACAAAGACGGCAAGCTCAAGTGGGTTGATGATTCAAAGAATCTTGTCGTTAATGTTGGTCTTCAGTATATGGCTGGTACGGCACTTGACGGATCTACAGCGCGTATTACGTCTTGGTATCTGGGTCTTTACGGTGCGGCATCAAGCAACGACCCCGCTGCTGGGGACACGATGTCTTCTCATGCTGGCTGGACAGAAGTTACAGATTACACAGAAGCGACGCGCCCTGCGGCAACATTTGTCGCTGCGACAACGGCTAATCCTTCGGTTGTAACCAATTCAGCCAGTAAAGCCCAGTTCACTATGAATGCTACGGTAACGGTTGGCGGAGCATTTCTTACAAGCGACAACACCAAAAGCGGTACAACAGGTACGTTATTTTCTGCCAAGGATTTTAATTCCCCCGGTGATCGTGCGGTAGTCTCAGGTGACGTGGTGCTTGTGACTTACACCTTCAGTTTGTCAGCATGATATGGCTTTCGTTCTTGCTGATCGGGTTCAAGAAACCACAACAACGACAGGCACTGGCACGGTAACACTTGCTGGTGCGGTTAGCGGGTTTCAGTCTTTTGCTGCGATTGGTAACGGCAATACCACGTATTACACGATTGCAGATACAACAGGCACCTATTGGGAAGTTGGTATAGGGACGTATACGTCCTCGGGAACAACGCTGTCTAGAGATACAGTTTTATCTTCCAGTAATTCAGGCAGTTTGGTGAATTTCCCAGCGGGAACAAAAAATGTATTTGTAACGCTTCCTGCTGAAGCAGCATTAACTAACTCACCAAATTTGGATGGCGGCGTACCCTCAACTAACTATGGCGGCGCACAGGCTATCGACGGAGGATCACCCTAATGGCCGTTCAAATTCAAACTCGTAATGGCACTGCTGCTCAATGGACCGCAGCTAATCCTACTTTAATGGTGGGTGAAATTGGTGCGGAAACGGATACAGGGCGGTTCAAGATTGGGGATGGCTCTACGGCTTGGAATAGTCTTGGCTATGCAGCAAGCATGAAATGGCGTGGTGCGTACGACAACGGCACTGCTTATGTAATAAATGACGCTGTCTCCTACCAAAGTTCATCTTATATTTGTATTTTGGCTTCGACAGGTAATGTGCCAACCAACGCAACATATTGGTCTGTGCTTGCGCTAAAAGGCACTGACGGTGAAGTAACTCTTAGCACCGCGCAGACGCTAACAAACAAGACGATCTCAGCCAG